TCGCGGTTTCCATGCGGGATTGCCTCCTCCACCTCCCCCGGTGTGTGGATAGGGGACCGCCAGCGGAGGAGGGTGCTGACGGTCCCCGTGTACCCACGCGCTAGGCGTCGGTGATGATCGACACCCCGGCGGCGTCCAGGACTTCCACGACACCGAAGTGCATGTGGCTGACGTACTCGGTGAGGCCGGCGGGCGCGTTGCGATCCTTCTCGAAGAGGCACTCGTTGCCGAGCACGACCTGCGTGAAGTCCGCATCGGAGCGGGGGGCGCTCATCGCGTAGGCAATCGCGCCACGGCCGAACATGCCGCCCGCGCGGTCAGCGAGGGAGTTCGCGGTGACGATGGATGTCGAAGTGTATACGTCGACGCCCAAGAAGTTGCCCTGCGAGCCGAGCCCCTTGGAGGCGTTCAACACCTCCTGCGATCCGGCGTTCCACTGGATGGCGCCGCCCGAGGCGGTGCTGACATCCGAGCGGATATCGGCCCACTGGCGCGGGTGCAGCATCGCGAGGTAGGGGCCATTCACCGACGCGATCTCCAAGGTGGCGATAGCCTCCAAGAAGTTCGCGGCGGTGGCGTCCACCGTGGTCGATCCGACCGTCGAGGAGAAGTCGTCAACGATCTGGGCGACCTCGTCGCGCAGGGTCGCGCCGCAAGCGATCAGGGCATCCATCGCGAAGACCTGCTCCGCGCTGATGCCGAGCCCGTCCACCTGCCGCATGAAGTCCGACAGGTCGTACCGCTTGGAGAAGCGGGCCAAGGCAATATCCGAGGCGTTGTCGGTGGGCGTGGTAGCGGACACCGCCGCACCCTCGGTGGTCGAGGCCAGCAGCACCGCGCCGTTCAGGTCGAGATCGGGCACACGCACCGTGGTCGCGCCGACCGGAGCGGGGGCGCGGATCAGGCTGGGATGATTGGGGAGAGCGTTGCGATCGGCCAACGACTGCACCCAGATCCCACTGAGGACGTCAGAGGCGAGCGCATTGCCGAGATTCGAAGTGTAGAAACCCACGAGAACTCCAGGGGTGGTGTTTAACCGCCCGTCTCGGTGGGCCGAATAACCGCTAGTCCCCGTCTCAGTGGAGACAACCTGAAGCCCCGGTCACAGCCTGGAGGCACGCTGCACGCCTAGTGGCGTCCGAGGCGAGTCTACCCCGAAAACATCGTGATACCAGCCGCCTTGTTAAATGCCGACCAATCGCCGCTCTTAAGCGCTTGGTCGAGGAGCGCTTTACGTGCCTCCTCAGAGACGCTGCCGCCAGCACTCGGCGGCGCCGCCGCCGTCTGTTTCGGGGGCGCCTTCTCGGGCGCGGCGGCGGGCGTTGGCGTTGCGTACGGTGCAAGCCAACGGGGAGGGGGCTTGGGGTCGTCCTCGGCCGAGGCAGCGGCGACGAGGGCGGCCACATACTCACCCACGGACGCGGGACGGTCGTCGCCCTCTAGCGCACCGTAGGCCGTGCGAGCCGCCGCCATGCCGGGTGCGTCATCGATGCCGTACTTGAGCAAGGAGCGCTCGTCAGCCCACTGCGCTGCCGCCGCCGTGTGCGCGTCCTTAACACCGCTGAGTTGACCGCTGAGTTTCGCGTTGGCCGCGCGCAGCTCGTCGCGCTCCTTCGTGGCGTTGGCTAGATCAGCCTTCAACTCGGCCCACCGGGTAGGCGGGGGCGTGTCATGGACTGGGGGCGGCGCCGCCGGGGTGTCATCGCTCAAGGTGTGTCCTCCTCTTTAGACGCGGGCCAGGACGTCGCCAAGGCGCTCCCTGGCCTCATCAGTGGTGATCACGCCACGGTCAAGAAGCGCGGTGATCGTGTCGATGCGTAGACGGTCCTCGGCGGGCGATGGTGGTAAGCCGCGATAGCGGATCTGGTACCCGTCCAGGGGGTAGTTCCTGCCCTCGGCCTCGTTCAGCAGGGCGGCGCAAAGACGCAAGGTCTGACGGTCGCCCCGCAGGAACTGGGGCGCGAAGAAGCGCTGCTGTTCCCGTACGGACTCCCGAGCTACCGCGAGTGAGTAGCCGCTCCGAATGTCCGCGCTCTGCCGCGTCACGTCGGGCGGGTGCAATCCCGCACCCTGGAGTGCGCGCCGCTCGTACATGGCGACGGCCCGCAGGATAGCTTCGGGGTCGGCTCGGCTTCCCCACTGGCCGACCATCGGCTGCGCGCCCTCTCGCACGCCGAGAAGGAGCACCGTGGCCGGATCGGTGACGACCTCCTGGCGGGCGCCGTCGACGCCAGCGCCCTCGACCACTACCCCGGCGGCGTAACGCTGGGGCCAACTGGCGTTGCGCATGACGTGCCCGAACTCGGTCAGATACAGGCCGATCCACAGGGACGCGCACACCACCTCTTGGGAGGTCCATGCGTCGAACAGCCAGCCCGTTTCGGCGGCGTGGAAGACGCTGTAGGGGAGGATATGCGCGGCGGCTACCGCCCGATCGTGGTCGCCAAGGACCTCGCCGCTCACGTCCCGGTCGACGCCGTCGATGTGAGCCTGCACCGTATAGGTGCCGCTCACCGCGTCGGCGGTGCGCCGCACCCACTCAAAATCCGCGTGCTCCTCCCACTCGCCCACGATCAGCGGCTGGGATGGGCGTTGTGCTCGTGCCTTCGCCTCGACCATATCGGGGAATACTGGGCGGAAAACCAGGGCGCCGTGGTCCACGGTGACACGCAAGAACATCTCACGGAACCCAAGGGTATCCCTCTGGACGCGCTGCATCAGCGCCCAATATCCAGCCTCGGCCACGCGGGCCAGGAGCTCCCTGCCTGAGTCGTCGTCGTGGCCCACCTCGGGCTCTACGGCGTACAGCATCGAAGCCTGTGTCCATAGGCTCTGGAATGGGTTGGCGCTCATGTCAGGACGGCCCCAGGCGTCCGCGCGCACGCTGCCGAGCTGGTCATAGAGCAGGCTGCGAAGGTCGGACTCGTGGCGCCCGTACATGATGCGGCGACGGAGCCGGGTGTGTTCTACGCGCTCGATGTTGGCCGCATCCAGCGGCGGCGGCGGCAGCGATGACAGCTTGGCAGCAGGCACGCTCGCAAGTTAACGCGCGATGCTTGCGAGGTGCAAGCGTTACTGCGCTAGACGTCGAGGCAGCGCATCCGCACGAACTCCCCTGCGGTCATGGGGCGGGGCGTCTGCCCGCAGCACATGACGGCGGAGGGCGCCGCCGTGCCCTTGCAGCACTTGCAGACCCCCCAGCCGCGCGAAGCCTCGACCACATCGGCCCACTCGTCATCGCTGAACCGCACCGCACGCTGGCGGCGCTTCTCGTTCGCAGGCAGTGGCGGGCGGCCCATCTTCTTGGCTGCGGGCATTACCACGTCCTCACGGCTGCGGTCTTGACGTCGGTCTTGACGTACCCGTGCGGCCCGAACGAGACGATCGCGACCTCGGCGGCGGCGTTATAGTCGCGGGTTAACAGTCCCCGACTAAGCACGGTGGACGCGAGCGAGGCGTCGGCGTAGTCCGTGAACAGTCCACGGATCTGCCAGGGGGCGGTGCGGCTACACCGGGACACGAGCAGGTCAACGTAATCAGCGGTCAGGGTCATCGTCTCATCCTCCTAGGGTTGCACCTCGGCGGCTGGGCGCCCCGAAGGGCGCGCGCCGTGGCTACCTTGAGATATGCCGGGACTGTCCTACTCGTAGTCCCTGGCCGCGATGAACACGGGAAAGCGGGGGACCCCGGCGGGCGTCAGTTCTTGATAGCGCACTGTGACGACGCCGCCGATCGGAAGCGGGTCCTCGCGGTGCTCGTCGGTGAGGCCGGTGCCGACCTTGAACTGCACTCCCGAGCCCATCAGGGTCACGTGGTACGCGCCCAGGCGCCCCCGGTGCTTGCCCGTGCCCTGCTGGTAGCCGGTGATCCGCGCCTCGGAGTCGTGGAAGTCCTTGAGCTTGAGGAGCGTGGAGCTGCGCTTCGACTCGTACAGGGAGCCCTTACGTCGGAGCATGATCCCCTCAGCGCCCTTGCGGCGCAGTGCGCGGTGGGCGCGGGCGAGATCGTCGTGCGAGCCGCAGGGACGCTGGCGTACGGCGCGGGCGTGCGGGCCCTGGACGTGCTTGTTGATGTACTCCACCCGCTCCTCGAAAGTGCCCTGGACCTGGGGGGCGTCAAAAACCATGTAGGTGATCTTGCGCCAGTGGGCGTCAAGGGGCACCTCGCGGCGAACGGCGCCGACCGTGTCCCGAAACATGCCCCGGCCGGCGAAGAGTTCGCCGTCGAGCACGGTATTCGGCAGGGTGTCAGTGAACCACTGGGGCGCGAAGAAGGGCTTGCCGGTCCTTGACCAGAAGTTGCTACCGTCCCAGATCGCCCGCACGCCGTCGAGCTTCTCACTGATCCAGTAGTCGCTAGGGTCCTCGCGGCCGGTCCACTTCTTCGCCAGGAGCACCGACGCCAGCGGGGACGAGGGGCCTGGGGTGTTCGTGTTCGTCATCATGTGGGGATCGTAGCGACGGGTTTCCCGATGCACAAGTACTATTTTGCGATATGCCGAAACTAATTGGCGATAGGGGCGA